GATTTGTTGCAGTATTGTCTGTTGCCATCAATCTTAGATGTTGTGGTTTTTCTTTTTCATCCACACCACCATCAATCTGGAAGACATATGCATTGTGTCCAGCAGGAACTGTATAAACTGCTTGATTAGTTTGTCCAAACTCTGCAGGAATATATCCTGCAGTTTGTCCACCCACAGTAATACTTATATTACCTTCGTTTACATTATTGCCAGCACCAGCTTCCACCATTCTTGCTCTATTAATTCTGAAGAATGAAACAGATCCTGTCTGACCAATAATAATAGTTTCTTCTACTTCAGCATAGTTTGCATCAAGTCCAGTCACTAAAACTGTACCACCATTATCTTCTCCATTATTTGAACTAGTAACAGCAGCAGTTGATGCTGTTGCTGGAAATGTATATGTTCCTTGAGAAGTTACTGAATGGTAGTTACTATTTCCACCAGTGTCTGACCTATAACCAAACTTATTGATGTATGAATATCCTGTATATGTACTAGCAGCAATGCCAATACGGCTGATAATATCGGAACCACTTGGAGCAGAACCTTCTACAGTTCCACCAAAGTCATTGATGATATTACCTTGCGAATCTGCAATCAACATCACCTCATGGAGAGTTCTCTCCTGATTTAGATAATCTTGATTATTTTTATTCCACTGAGCCATCAGTCACTCCAGGATAATTTTTCTGGTCTATATCTTTGAGCACTCTTAACTTTAGATGGACCAGAACTTGGGTAAATGTTATGAACAATTGCTCCAGGATACTCGTCTTGAAGTTGTTCTGCTAATTCATTTTTAGAAGGCATAGAACCTTCTACTTCTAATCTGTATAGTTTTCCTTCCCAAACAACATCTGCAAAGAAAGATTCTGATGTCTGTTCTGGTTGAGATCCTACATTTAAAGTTCCATTGAAATCACCATTAATAGTGATGCTTTCTTTTAGAAATTGGTTAAAACTTTTCATATCAGCAGTTCCAAGCTCTAAGGGACTTATTGATTCTAGAATCTGGATCCGAAGCAGTCTTCTTAGAAGTCAACTTCTTTTTCATACCTTTCATTCTCGCACAAAAGCTCTTTCTACGAGGGTTCCCAACTTTCTTTGAAGGTCTCTTAAGATCGCTTCCTGGGTTTTCACGTTCATACGACTTCCTGCCTTTTTCATTTAATCCTCCCTCAGGATTTTTTCCTGATTTTTTAGTCCAATCTTCATATATTATAACTTCGGATCTCCAGTCTGAATGCTCAAATTTTACCTTTGGTTTTAACTTTTTGCCGTCTGGACCTGTTACAAATTCACCCGTTTCACTAGACTTCATATCGTCAGTATCTACATCACCATCAACGTCGGCATCAATTCTTTTAGTTGCTTTAATTGCAAGTTTCTTTAAATTACCACCACCAATTTTCTTCTCTTCTTCACCAAACATCTTAGGACCTTTGGTTTTCTTTTCTGCTGCTGCTCTCTCACCTTCAGTAGCACCTTTCTGGGCAAGATTTCTAATCTTAGCAGCACGTTGGTCCTTGCGATGTGCTTTAGGATCAATAGTATAGGACTCTTTTACCAAAGGTTCTGCTTTAATTAAATCAATGAACTCATATTCAGTTGCTTTAAAATCATCTCTCCAATTTGAATATTCAAATGATTCTTTCTTAGTACTGTTACCATAATTAGCAGCACCTTTCTTGCGGCATTGAACTAAACGACCAGAAGCATAAGCAGACGGCCAAACTTTAGCACTTGCCTTTACTTTTTTATAACAAGCGTCTTTTTTAGTTTCTTCTTGTGTTACCATTTTTGCTTTACCTTTTCTATCTGGATTCGGATCTTCTTTACGTTTTTTAGCAGCTCTTTTATTTCTCTCGTCTTTGCTCATTGAAGCTCGATCATCTGCATCACGACAATACGGTTTTGTCTTTTGACCTGGTTGTTTAGCACAGGGTTTACCATCGTACTTACCACCAGTTTGTTTCCACCCACCACCTTTGAACCAGTCACGGAGTGAGTAACCTTTATCTTTAGCGGACTTACCGTCTCTCATAACATTTAATCGTTATCCTTATTATTTAGGAAACCCTGTTTCAACATTTTTTGTAGATCTGCTGTACTACCTACAAACATTGCATTGTTTGTGACATTTGTTGGACCTTTTTTGCCATTATCTTCTTCCAGATCTTTTAATTTCTTTTGTAAATCTGCTAATTTATCTGTTGTATCAGCAACACTCTTAATTAACTGACCAGCAACTTCATATGCTCTTGGACTTGCACTTTCACCAGCAAGTTCCATTATTCCATTGATTGCTTCTTGTCCCTTTTCAATTAAAGAATATAAATTTGCACGAGTATATTCATAGTCTTTTTTTACATCATCTTTTTCTACTGGTTTGGGTTTTACAACCTCAGCAGATTCTACCTCTACAATACTACTATCAGTATTCAGGGCATCATCAATAGAATCATAATTTGCCATAAGATTTATACGTCAGTTTGTCTGGTAGGACTATAATTTTTATTGTCTTCAAATTGTTGCCAAGATTCGTTGAATCCAAAATCATCATCTGCATTTACAAATGGATCGTCAAGTGCATTAACAACACCATCATTGTTATAATCCTGTTTTGCTTTTGGTGTTGCTGTATATCTCACTTCTCTAGGTGCTGTTCTCTTAGATTCTGCAGACATATCAACTTGAACTTTCTTGATGAGACCATCACTAGATTCGGCAATAGGACCGAATAGATATACTTTTGCAGTAAACTGTAAGGTATATATCAAAGATCTTCTAGTTGTGAAGTCACCTTCATAATCATCTTGGAAACTAATACTATCTAGAATGATTGGTATATCTCTTTTTTCACCGATAGAATCTATTAAATCTACTGTAATGTTAAAAGATGGTTGAAAATATGGTAAAATTTGTTCAACAATCTGCAAAGCATCGTCATTTAACTTTGACAGGATATTGAGTTCAAACCCAATATTATAAGGAACAGGCATGAATACCCTTTTTACATTCCCACCACTGTCTGCTGCTCTAAAAGTTTGAGTAATACTCGATTTTCTAGTAGGGTCATATTGAATACTATTATGCTCAAATGACATTCTAGGCAAAGTTATTGCATATGGTCTATTCAGATCTTTTTGTTGTGTAATCCTTGCCAAAAATTTCTGTGAAGGACCATAGTTAAGAGGAACTTTCAGAGTACTTACAACCCCATTATTATCATCTTTATGTTGAATTTCAATATT